CATCATGTTCCGCAGACAATCAGACATGACATTTGTGCTCTTGTGTGCGGACTTGACCAAAAAAGCCTGATGTGCTATAATTACATCATAAACAGTCACAAAGGAACCCCATGGCAACCCTAGCAGCAAAAGCCAACGTCAAAGCGTTGAACCCTCGCAGCCCTGACACCAAGTATGTGGGGCATGAACCCGAATGGCGTGTGCAACCCACGGAAAACCGTTCCAGCAAGTTCAGCAATGCGTTTGGCTGGTATAACTATTTCTACGGCAAAAAAGATGCCAAAGACTTTATTGCGGCTTATTTGGATGCACACAACCGCACTAAGGACGCTCGCCGTATCCGCACACTTCCTGACAGCCAAGTGCGACTCACAACTGGCTGGCTGTGCCGCATGGTCACTATGGGACTGGAACTTTTGGATACTGAACAGATCAAGTTAGACAACCTGATCCTGGAACTGTTGGCAGAAAAACAAGCAGAACCTGTGGAAACAGTGGAAGCAAAACCCGCTGGTCCTACCATCCAGGATCGCTTGCGAGAAAAAGCATCGGAATGTGCCGGTGAGATTGAAGGCTTGTTTGACGACTTCATTGCCGCAGGTGCCAAGATGTCAGCACAGTTTCAGCCTATCACAATCATCCGTGGGCACAATGTAGCACCGCAATTGATCCATCAGATCCAGCAGATCTGGAAAGGGCACCTGACTGAACTGGAAGCAGTGGTGGCAGGCAAGGACGCACAGTTGGTGGAAGGCTACGGCTATTTGACCAAGACTCAACTCAAGCAACTGGTAAAGTTTGCTGAGCAGGTGATTACTGACTGCAACAACTATGTGCAGATCAAGAAAGTGGAACGCAAACCGCGGGCCAAGAAAGCAGTGAGTGCCGAAAAAGTCACAGCCAAGTTCAAGTATCTCAAGACATTTCCAGACCTCAAACTGGTTAGTGAACCTGCGGTGAAACTGGTTGATGCCACAGAAGCCTGGCTGTACGACACTGTGAAACGCAAACTGATCCATGTGGTTGGTGATGCACATCGCGGCAACTTCACAGTGAAGAGTTCGGCTGTGATTGGATTTGACACAGGCACAAGTTCGCAGAAAACCCTGCGTAAGCCAGCAGAGACCTTGAAAGCATTGTTGGCAGCAGGCAAGCCAGCAACACGCAAGATCTACAAAGAGTTGAGCACCACAGAAACCCAATGGAACGGGCGTGGCAACGACAATTTGATCATCCTCAAGGTCTGGTAAAGGGCTAAATATCAGGGACGGAGTCCCTGATGCAAGAACAACAACCCATAGACCTAGTAACACTCAAAAACAACCTTTTTGAGTATGTACGCCTGCAACTGGGCAGCCAGATCATTGACATTGAACTGGATCCGGCCCACTTCGAAGCAGCTTATCAAAAGACCATTGGCACTTACCGCCAACGGGCCAACGCCGCGTATGAGGAATCATACAGTTTCATGCAGTTGGTCAATCAGCAAAACATCTACACTCTGCCACAGGAAGTGCAGAGTGTGCGACAGATCTTCAAACGCACCTTTGGTATAGCGTCGGGCCCAATGGGCTCAAACTTTGATCCGTTCAGTCAAGCACAGATGAATGTGTACTTGATCAACTTCAATCAATCAGGCGGCTTGGCCACATACGATTTCTACAGTCAGTATGTGGAATTGGCTGCTAGGATGTTTGGTGGATTCTTAAACTACACCTGGAATCCGGTCACAAAGAAACTGCAAATTATCCGTAATCCAGCAGGTGGTGGTGAAGTTGTGTTGTTGTGGACCTACAATCTCAAGCCCGAGATCCAGTTGTTGAGTGATTTTCAGATACAGCAATGGGTTAGGGACTACACCACAGCGGCTTGTAAGATGATCATCGGTGAGGCCCGTGAGAAATTTGGCACTATCGCCGGACCCAATGGCGGCGGCACACTCAACGGTGCAGCCATGAAAGCCGAAGCCAAAGAAGAGATGGCAGAGTGCATCAAGCAATTGGTGAATTATGTTGATGGAAGTCAGCCATTAACCTTTGTGATTGGATAAGATCTGTGCTATAATTAGCACATGGCTGATTTAATGATTGATATCGAAACGGTAGGCACAGGCCCAGAAGCCTGTATCCTAACCATTGCTGCCCAGGCATTTGATCCACTAGGCACGGGTTATCACACTCAACAGTTCTATGCTCGGATTGATCCAGACAGTCAACCTGGACGCAATATTGAACAAGGCACAATTGAGTGGTGGGCTACACAACCCGCAGAAGCACAAGAAGAAGCATTTGGTCCGGACAATCGCATCGCACTTGACACAGCCCTGGAAGAACTGGGCAAGTTGATCTGGAAATCAAAATCGATCTGGGCCAACGGGCCAACTTTTGACATGAACATCCTGGAACATGCTTACAAGAGTTTTCATCGTCCGCTGCCGTGGCAATACTATCGAGTGAGAGATGCCAGAACTGTTTATGCTTTATATCCAGATCTGGGCAAGCCACCTGCAAGTCATCACGCACTGGAAGATTGCCGTAGACAGATCGATTTGCTACAGGCCACACTTCAACATCTAAATGTAAAGGCACTATCATGATTATTGGCGTATGCGGATTTATTGGAGCAGGCAAAGACACTGCTGCTGACTATTTGGTAAACTTTCACGGCTTCCGTCGTGACTCATTTGCAGCCACACTCAAAGATGCTGTGGCTGCTGTGTTTGGATGGGATAGAGAATTGTTGGAAGGCCGTACAAAATCCGCACGAGAGTGGCGTGAGCAAGTGGATCCTTGGTGGAGTCAACGCCTTGGAATGCCACACTTGACACCACGCTGGGCTCTGCAACATTGGGGCACAGAAGTGGGTAGAAATGCTTTCCACACGGATATCTGGATTGCCAGTTTGGAAAACAAACTGCGTAAAAGCGCAGACAACATCGTGATTTCGGACTGTAGATTCTACAATGAAGTGGCTGCTATCAAGAATATCGGTGGGCGTGTGATCTGGATCCAGCGTGGAATCATTCCTCATTGGTACGATATAGCAGCCAAGGCCAATCACGGCGACGAAGCAGCACAGCGTTGGTTGGATAAAGAGGGTGTGCATGCCAGCGAATATTCATGGGCTGGAACCACATTTGATCATGTTGTGGAAAACAATTCCACAGTGGATGATCTATACCGTCAACTCAACGATCTGCTTGCAGCGGATTTGGCACCCAGGGAACATCTAGTCGTCTGACTTCCTCTACACAATTCAGGCACACAGTCCTGAGATTGTTTAGGGCAACATTGTTCATATTGCTGTCCATGTGATATACCAGTGTCTGGCTGGCATATCTAGGCCGGAATCCACAGCGATCGCATGTGGGTTTTTTCTTGTACCCTGCCTTTTTCCATAGTGCTTCCGGCGGCTTGATCTTCTTGTTTCGCCGGATGCAGTGGTCGCATCGTGCCCGGTAATGTGTGATATCGTCTCGACGATAGTTCACAGCCACTAGGCGTTGATTGCAAGCGGTACACATGGGTCTCATGGTGTATTTATGTCGTAAACCTTTGGCAAAGGGCTCCTCAACACCCCTGGTTTTGTAGTCATCCGATAAATATCTGTAACAGTTTTTAAAGGAGCCAACATGGCACTAGTATCACCCGGAGTCCAAGTCACAGTCATTGACGAAAGTCAATACCTTCCAGCAGCTACAAATTCAGTACCTTACTTCTTGATTGCCACAGCACAGAACAAAGTATCAGGTTCAGGAGTTGGTGTAGCCGCAGGTACCTTAGCAGTGAATGCAAATCGTCTGTATCTGATCACCAGTCAGCGTGATCTCTCAGCCACCTTTGGTAATCCATTCTTCTACAAAACCACAGTGGGTACACCCATCAATGGTTACGAACTCAACGAATACGGCTTGTTGGCTGCTTATTCAGCACTGGGCGTTACCAATCGTGCTTATGTACAGCGAGTGGACATTGATCTCACAGAACTCACAGCCACTCTTGTTCGGCCCACAGGTGAACCAGATAATGGCACATATTGGTTGAATACTGCCACAACTCAATGGGGCATCTTTGAATGGAATCAAACCACTGGCGCATTCAGCAACATGGTTCCTAGTGTGATCACTAGCACAGCAGAACTCAGTAATGGTGTACCACTTCAAGATTATGGCGCTATCGGTGATTACACAGTGGTAGCTACCAACACAGCCAATCCAGTGTACTACAAAAATGGTACAGTGATAGCTGCAACAGGCAATTCTACCACTCTCAGCGACTTGTTTAATACCTGGGTATTGGTCGGAAGTGATGATTGGAAATTGAGCTACCCTGCTGTACAAGGTGCCAATGCAGTGACAACAACTCTTAGCGCAGGTAACACCATTGTTATCAACGGAACCTCAGTAGCAGTTCCTGCATCCACTAACAATACCATCCAAGGACTCAGCGGCGCTATCAACAGTGCCAATATCACTGGCGTGTATTCTGCTGTGATCGACAACAAACTATGCTTGTTTGCAGATAGTTCTGCCACAGCAGACGGTTCAACCGCGGATGATGGTATCATCCGTATCAGTTCTACTGGTTCAACATCAGGATTGCTCACAACCCTGGGGCTCACAGCCGAAGTAACATACTATGCACCCGGTATACAGCAAAGTCCAAACTATGTGTTTCCTCGTTGGAGAACCACCGACACTACTCCGCGTCCTACAGGAAGTGTATGGAACAAGACCACTGCACAAAATCTTGGCACCGCCATGATCGTGGAAAAATACAGTACCGCATTGGGTGCATGGGTCACCCAAGCTGCTCCTGTTTACGAAAACGACTGGAATGCCAATGCAGCCTTGGATCCCACTGGTGGCGGTAAGAATATTCCTGCTGGCACAACCTACACACAATACAATGTGGATCCAGCACCGAGTAATGTAAACGCATATCCTTACAACAGCACATATACTTTGCAGGTGTTTGAACGCAGTCCTGCAGGCGCTACAGTGGTAACTGGTAGCACTAGCACACCTAGTTTTACCAATGGTAATCAATTTACCGTTACTACAAGCCTAGCAAACTCTACTTCATTGAGTTCGACTGTAACTGTCACAGTTAACGGAACTGATGCAGCAGCATTCATCACTGCTGTGAGTTCTGCCGGTTTACCTAATGTATTAGCCTCAGTAAACAGCGTTGGTGCTATTGTTCTTACACAAAGCATTGGCGGTGTGATCCTATTGCAAGAAGTCGGTGGAGGAACTGCTGTGAGTGATGCTGGATTCAGCACCACCACCACGGGTTGCCGCAATATTGTAGACAACAATATGGACGAGTTTTTACAACTCAGTGGATGGATTGCATTGACCTATACAGCTAGTGATGTGGCACCTGGCCAAGATCCTGCGACTGGAACCTACTGGTACTACTCAACAACCAGCCAAGTAGACATCATGATCCAAAGTGGGTCTGGTTGGGTTGGATACCAAAACGAGACCAATGATACTCGTGGATACAATCTTTCTAATACCAATCCTACTGGGCCAATTATTTCAGCCACAGCACCTACCACACAGACCGATGCTACTACATTGGTGTACGGTGACATCTGGATTGACACCAGCGATATAG